TGCTAAGGCTGTTTCGAAGCGCAAAAAGAGTATGCCAGTTGATGAGTATCAACGAGAGTTAGAAGTCATTAATCTTTATCGGCATAGAGATAAAGTATCGACTAAAGCTTTAAAAGCCAAAATTGCTAGAATTGAGTCTGAACGTAAGCTTAAAGAGTTAGCAGAAGCTCCGGGTAAAGCTCGAGCAGAAGCGCTTAAGAAGAAACAACAGGCTCGTCTTAAGTTTATTGGTAAAGCTATTTCTGCCGGTATTGATGTTTATAGTAAAGTACCATCATCTGTTGCAACTCGAAAGATCGACAAGAGCAACAAAGATGCTGTTAAAAAAGCTATAGAAGAGTTCAAAGTACGGCAGGAGTGGGCTAAGGCCTTTAAAGACGTGCCTATTACTATGACGAACTTCACGCAATCCGTTAACATTCACGGTGTTGACGTTTATATACCTGAAAGTATTCGGAAGACGAAAGATTTGCGTTTAGCTCAAACTAAAGATTAAATGAATGGAGATAAATAAGATGGGTGAAATTATTAATGGTGTGTATGTACCGTCAAATGAAGATTTACTTCAACACTACGGCAAGAAAGGTATGAAGTGGAAAAAACGTAAAAATCCGCTTGCTGAGGCTTCAGAAGCTCTTACTGAAGATCTTGCGTATGCTGCTGACAAAAAAGCGATTGACGAACATGTTAAAGATGCTTTACGTGATAAGCAAACGGTTGATCGGAATATGGAAGATAACATTAAGAAGATCAAAAGTGGTGTTCGAAATGGTAAAACTTTAGATCCAGCCGAACAAAAATATCACGATGCTTATATGCGTAATGCAAAAGCTTCTACAAAAGTCGCTCAGATTCTTGAAGCACGTCGTAAACATGCTAAAGATATGGCCGCAGCACATGCTAAAGACGTTAAGAATAGACGTAAATAATATCTTTAAGGAAAAGGAGTAGCTAGTGGTATTTAGCAACACCGCGGTTCCTGTCGAGTACGGTAGATTTAGAGACGCTGTAATACGCGGTGAGATTCCTGTATGTCGCGAGGTCTCGATGCAGATGAACCGAATCGATGCGGATATCGCCAACCCAAATTATTATTACGATAGCGACGCTATCCAAGGGTTTATTGACTTCTGTGAGAATGAGATGACCCTAGTTGATGGCCGACCATTGACCCTATTACCTACTTTCCGACTTTGGGCAGAAGACCTACTAGCTTGGTTTGAGATCAAGGAAGAGAAGGTTTATGACCCGCAGACCGGAAAATTCAAAATAGTTAAACATAAGCGCAGACTTAGAAATAAGCAATACCTGATCGTCGCTCGTGGTAACGCCAAGTCACTTTATGCAACTCTACATCACGCCTATGGTCTGGTGATTGACACGAACTCAACACAACAAGTAACAACCGCTCCTACTATGGCTCAGGCAGAGGAGGTGCTATACCCATTTGCTACAGCTATAACCAAAGCGGCCAGCTCGACTGAAGGGTTCCCTTTGTTCAGAGTTCTTACTAAAGGCTCTAATAAGGCTCGTACTCAAAAGTCACAAGCTCAACTTGCTGTTACGAAAGATGGTATCGTTAATAAACTGACAAACTCTATACTACAGGTTAAACCTATGACTCGTAGTAAACTTCAAGGATCTCGTGCCAAGTATGCTAGTGTAGATGAGTGGCTATCTGGTGATATCAAAGAGGATATCATCGGTGCCTTAGAACAATCTGCTTCCAAAGACGGTATTGACGATTATATCATCTTAGCTGTATCCTCTGAAGGTACAGTACGTGACTCAGTAGGGGATGCTATTAAGAAAGAGCTTCTTGATATTCTTCGTGGCCAGTACTACGACCCACATACTTCTATCTGGTACTATCGTTTAGATGACCTCGCAGAGGTGGCTAATCCCGACATGTGGATGAAGGCTTGTCCTAACATCGGTATTACAGTTTCCTATGAAGCTTATCAACGTGACGTTAGACGGGCGGAACACTCTCCTGCAAACAGGAACGATATCCTGGCTAAACGGTTTGGAATACCGGTAGAAGGGACAACATACTTCTTTACTTTCGAAGAAACTGAACTTCATCGAAGGCAGAACTTCAGACGTATGGAAGTTTCAATGGGTATGGATGCTTCTCAAGGTGATGACTTCTGGGCGTTCACTTGGATCATACCTCTTGGTAGAGGTAGATATGGTGTACAAACAAGGTCATACGTTTCGGAGGTTAAATACCTACGTCTTAACTCAGCGGCTCAACAAAAATATGATCAGCTTCAAGCTGAAGGAACATTGATTATACTACCCGGTAACTATCTTGACTGGGAACAAGTATATGATGATGTTGAGCGTTACATCGATGAGATGGAATGGTCTGTTATCTCATTCGGATACGACCCGTATAATGCTGCTGAGTTTGTTGATCGCTGGACTATGGAGAATGGAGATGTTGGTGTCGAAGTCGTACGACAAGGTGTAAGAACTGAGTCTGTTCCTTTAGGTGAAATTAAGAACATGGCGACATCTCGCGACCTTATTTTCTTCGAGGAGCTTATGAAATACGCAATGGGTAATGCTGTTGTAATTCAAGACAATAACGGTAACTACAAACTTTCCAAAATGCGAAGCAATGAAAAGATCGATAACGTTGCCGCTTTGATGGATGCTTGGGTTGCCTATAAACGTAATAAGGAGGCATTCTTGTAGGATGGTAAATAACCCCTTAGGATCATGGAACGCATTCATGTCAACCCGCAACGGGCTCGATTATGATGAGTCATTAGTTTCCGGCTCTGGTTGGGGACGATCGACAAGTGCGCTTCGTGGTTACAATTTCAAACGTCAAGATTTGGTGAATAGCATTATCTCTATGATCGCTCTTGACGTCGCAATGGTCGACTTTAAACATTTAAAGATCAACGAAGAAGACGGTAATCAAACCCCTGTAGAGTCAGGTTTGATCGATTGCTTAACACTGTCTGCTAATATTGACCAAACTGGTCGTGCATTTATTTACGATTTGGCCTGGTCACTATTGGAAGAGGGTACTGTAGCGATTGTCCCCGTTGATACGACTACAAAACCGAATGATGAAGGATCTTATGACGTCCTATCTATGCGAGTAGGTAAGATCATGCAATGGTATCCTCGAGCTGTTCGGGTTAGGGTCTATAATGATCAAAATGGTTTAGAACAAGACCTAACTTTATCTAAGCAATCTGTGGTTATCTTAGAATCTCCTTTGATTGGGCTACTTAAAGACCAGAACGCTACTCTACGATTGATAGAGCAGAAGATGGATCTTATGTACTCTCAAGACAAGGCGATTGTGGCAGGTCGTTTGAATGGTTTCATTCAAGTACCATACGCTACTAAGAGTGAACATAGGCAGGCTTTAGCGCAAGACCGCAAGAAGAAACTCGAAGAAGAGCTAGCTAATAGTCAGTTCGGTATTGCTACCTTGGATGCGAATGAAAAGTTCATTCACACCGGTGGTAATATCATGAACAACCTTGTTGACGACTTACGTAAGTTACAACAAGACTATTATAACCAAGTTGGTATCTCTTCTAAGATTCTTGATGGTACTGCAGGACAAGCTGAGCTTAATCTTTATTACCATCGAGCAGTAGACCCTGTTCTACAGACTATTGTCGATGGTCTTAATAGAACGTTCTTAACCAAGACTGCTAGAACGCAAGGTCAGGTAATTCAGTATTATCGTGACCCATTCCGTATGTTACCAGTTGAACAACTAGGTACTGCGGCAGATCTCTTTGCTCGGAATGCAATATTTACTTCGAATGAAATCCGTGCAATGCTAGGTCGAGCACCTCACCCAAGTCGTATCGCAGATATGCTCTTTAACAAGAACATCTCTACTGGTATGGACCTAATGGGTATTGGTGATCCTAATGGTACAACCCAGGGGTATCCTGAAATCTACAACGATGGCCAAGGTGGGTATGTCGATGCGGACGGAAATCCGGTAGATGAGTACGGACGTCTCTTGGATGTATAAAATTTTTATGGAGGTTTTCTAGTTGCAAAAGAAGGCTGATTTTGCCGGATGGGTAACTAAGAACGACATTCGATGTAGTGATGGTGTCACGATTCGTCATGATGCATTTCTACAAAGTGATGGCGCTCAAGTTCCTATCGTTTGGCAACATGATTACTCCAGTCCCTCAAATGTGTTGGGGTACATGAAACTTCAGCATCGTGACCAGGGTGTCTATGGGTATGGGTATCTAAATGATACAGAACATGCTCAAGACACTAGAGTCCTACTACAACATGGTGATTTGAACGCTATGTCTATTGGGGCTCGTGGTATCCGAAAGAACGGTAACGACGTAATTCATGGTGAAATCTATGAAGTAAGTCTAGTTCTTAAAGGTGCCAATCCTGGTGCGCTGATCGAACATGTTATGCTCCATAGCGCATACGGGACTGAAGAGTACGAAAGCGACCGTGCTACCATTCATACTGGTATCACGCAGGAACTCATTCATTCAGATACTGAAGATGAGTTAGAAGATAAAAAGGAGGGACACATGTCTCGTACATATGAGGAACTGTTAGAAGGTCTAACTGATGAAGAGGTTGAAACTCTCCTCGGCGGCGTTCTAGCTGATGTTGATGCCGCTTTGCAAGCTGAAGAAGCAGAAGAAGCAGAAGAAACTGAAAAAACTCAAAATGAGTTAGAAGTTAACGGTTTGGACGAAGAAGTCGCAACCGAAACTGTTGACGGAGCTACAGAAGACAATGAAGTCGCTGTAGAATCTGGTGCAGATGCTGGTGATACAGTATCACATTCTATTTTCGAAGGAGAAGAAGTTTTGAAACACAATCAATTCCAAGGGACTACTAATGCTGCTGTATCTGAAGCAGAATTGGACACTTTACTACAAAGCGCGATTCAAGGAAACGCAACTTCATTCGCAGGCGTACTTCGTGCTAACGACGTTCTAGGTGAAGACTCACTTCAACACGGTTTGGTAGGTATGGAAACATTGTTCCCACAACCTGCTACTAACGGTGGAATCAATGTCTACAACCCAGGCTCACTTAACATCGACAAGATCATGGGACAATTCGGTAAGTCTCCACTTCCTCGCGTTAAGAACATGTTTGCTAACCTTACAGAAGACGAAGCTCGCGCTCGTGGATACATTAAAGGTAATCAAACTCTTGACTCTATCGAAGAAGTTTACTTCCGTGAAACTACTCCAGGATCTGTTCACCGTCGTGAAACAATCGATCATGATGATTTGATCGACTTGCAAGATGGCGGATTTGCTGCTGTTAACTTTATCCAACAAGTTCAAATGGCTAAGTTCAAAGAAGAAATCGTTAAAGCTGCTTTCTTGTCTGATGGACGTCCATTGACACTTGCTGACGGTAAACGTAACCCTGAAAAGATCAGCGAAAAACATATTCGCCCTATCATCAAAGATGATCCATTGTTTACAATTAAAGTGGCTGCTGCTTCATTTGAAACTGCTGTTGATGAAGTAATCAGTAAAGCATTTCCTGCATACCAAGGTTCTGGTAAACCATGTCTTTATATCAACCCATTTGACTTGGCTAAGTTGAAGACTCTTAAAGACAAGAACGGTCGTTACTTGTATGCTCCATCTATGGACAACAACCAAGTACCTGGTAATGCAAACATCGCAGCATACTTCATGTGTGATGAAGTTATCGAATACCGTGCACTTCCTCAAGGAACATTCATCATCGGTGACCTTGTAGACTATCAATTCGGTATGTCTAAGAACGGTGAAATCGCTACATTTGATAGCTTTGATATCGACTTCATGCAACATAAATATTTGATGCATGCTCGCCTATCTGGTGCTATTCGTACGCCTAAATCATTCATCGTCGTTACTGTAACAACTAAGGGTGAAGTTGAAGAAACTGCTGTTAACTTCGATTCTACTGGTCTTAAGACTAAACCAACTTGGACTGTACAAACAGACCCAACTGAATTCAAAGGTGTAGGTGCTAAGGCTGTAGATTATGACGCTGCAGTTAATGGAGTAGTTATGACTGAGGACGAAAAGAAACTCGGTGATGTTGAAACAACTCCAAAACAAAAGAAACCTAAAAAAGCTGAATAGTCTTTGAAAGTTAGGAAGGTAACGAAATGACAAAAGCTGGAATTAGACTTATCTTCCGTTCCAAAGAGACAGAAGAAGTTGAAATTGGGGATCATCGTTATACCTATACGGTATCCCCTTTGTTAATTGCTAGAATATCTACTAAATCATTTATGATTGAGGATAGTGACTCAGTTAACCAGAATACTAAGTCGAAACTTAAGTTCGATGTTCTTTTGCCTAATGATGCATCTGACCGAGTGAATAGAATTAGCCACATTCTTTATATGGGCTCGTTCTATAAAGTAGGGACGATTAGACCTTACCCTCCTCGAGTTGCGTTAACAGTAGAAGATCTCGAATTGTCAGAGCTTAAGTCAGAGTTAGAACAGCGAGTGAATGAAACTTCTCGAAAATCTCAAAATGAATTAAAAATTGACGCATTTGATCATTTAGGTGTGTTGATGACCCCGCCAGAAGAAACTAGTGAGCTTCAAAAGAATTCATTGGTTCTAAAGGATGGGATTATTCAGGTCTGGGATGGGACGAAGTATATCGATCTTGTTAAGGCCCTATCAACTAAAGTTACTGAACATACGGACGAGCAGTTATAATTGTATAATTCAAATGTGAGGTAACAAACTATGGGTTTTAAGACAAGAGAGGAATTTCTCGAAGTTCTAAAACAAGAGATCTGTCCGAATATTTATTTCACTCCTCCTGATGATGTTACACTTAAGTTTCCAGCTTGCGTTGTTACTAGGGAAGACTTTGATGTTCGTAAGGCAAATAACAAGCCGTATATGTCTAACATGGGGTATAAGGTGGTTTATATGTCTAAGAACGAGTCGGATGAAATATTTATGAAGATCTCGAATACGTTTATGTATTCTGCTTTTAGATCTGAGTATAAGGTTAATGGGTTATATCACAAAGTATTTGTGGTTTATGTTTAGAAAGGAATGTCGATTTGGCTACAGTAGAAGAGGTTGTTAATTATGCCCGTTCTTTAGCGGATCAAGGGGTAGGTACTGATGCTGACGGTTCTTATGGAACTCAATGCGTAGACTTACCAAATAGTATTTCTCAAATTTACTTCGGTAAAATTCTATGGGGTAATGCTATCGACTTATTGGATTCCGCTGCAAGTTTGGGGTATGAAGTTGTATACGATGCTGTGGGAGTAAATCCTAGAGCGGGTGCGATCTTTGTTATGGATACCACTTATCTGTATGGTCACCCTTATGGTCACACAGGTATTGTTATTGAGGATTCAGATGGTTACACAATCAAAACTATCGAGCAAAACATTGACGGTAATGCTGATTCATTATACGTTGGTGGTCCTGCACGATACAATGAACGTAACTTTGATGGTATCGTTGGATGGTTCTATCCTCCATATACTGGTCTTCCTCAAGGGGACCCTGTCATCGCACCACAACCAGAGACTCCTGCAGATGAGGTTGTTGTAAACGAAGAAACTGCGAAATTCACAGTAATGGTAGCTGGACTTAATGTCCGTACTGAGCCACATGTTACTGCTGAGATCGTAGAAGTTTACACACCTGGACAAACATTCATTTACGATCAGTGGATGGATGCTGACGGATATCGTTGGTTGTCTTATATCGGTGCAACTAGTGGTAAGCGACGTTATGTTGCTTGTGGTAATGTTGAGAACGGTGAACGCATCAATGCATTTGGCGAATTCTCAGAAGCTTAATATTTGGAGGAAATTTTAAATGACAAAATTGGTTTGGGATCAGGATACTAAACGTTTATACGAATACGGTGTTGACAACGGTGTTCTTTTCCTTAAGAAAAGTGATGGTAGCTACGAAAAAGGTGTTGCTTGGGACGGTTTGACTAAAGTCTCAGAATCACCAGAAGGTGCAGAATCAACTGCTAAATACGCTAACAACAAGAAATACCTTAACTTGCGCTCAGACGAACGCTTCAAAGGTCAAATCTCAGCCTACACTTATCCACAAGAATGGAATAAATGTCAAGGTAAACGTAGCCCTATTACTAACGGAGCTGGTGGTAAGAAAGAACTCGCTGGTGTGACTGTTTCTGGTCAAGCTCGTTCTGACTTCGGTCTTTCATACCGTACTGGTATCGGTAACGATACTGAAGGTTTGGACCATGGTTACATTCTTCACCTTGTTTACTCAGCATCTGCTGGTGTATCAAGTAAAGAATACCAAACTGTAAATGAAAGCCCAGATGCTCTTGAGTTCTCTTGGGACTTCGATACAGTACCAACACCAGTACCAGGAATGAAACCAACTGCGCACGTTGAAATCAACAGCACTTTGGTTGACAAAGACAAACTTGCTGATCTTGAGAAGAAAATTTATGGTTCTGCTGATTCTGAACCAACTCTTCCAACACCAGAAGAAGTGTTCACCACTCTCGGTCTTGTCGCTGGGTAATTAGAATTTAATGACGTGGGATAGGGGTTTGGACAACTGAGGTTCGTGTTGGCGTCAAAAATTCAAAATGAAATATAAATCTACATTAAAGGAGTATAGAGATGATTTCTAAAACAGTAACTTATAACAACTTACTCACTGGGGAACCAGTAACAGAGGAACTTTGGTTCCACTTACGTAAAGACGAAATTATTCGTATCATGGGTCGTGCTAAAAAGGATTGGGACGACTATATCAAAGAAATGATGAGCCGTGAAGACGTCGATGAGATCTTCGACTTCGTTGAATCTATTCTTAAGATGGCTTACGGTGAACGTTCTGAAGATGGTCGTACTTTCCGTAAAGACAAGAAACTTCAAGAAGACTTTGCTAATTCTGAAGCATACTCTGAACTATTCATTGATATGATTACAGACGCAGTATCTGCAGATGGTAAAGAAACTTCTAAGTTCTTTAGCGCCCTTGTAGGTGATCCAAACAAAGGAACTGTTCCGGAATCAGTTTCTAAACTCAAGAAATAAGATAATTGAGGGGTAAATTTACACCCCTCTTTTATTTTTATTTGATAGCGAGGTATATATGTTAGTTATTGATACACCCGATCGGGAATATTATAATGAGGATACGTATCAATTCATAACTATACCAGGTCGCCGTTTACATTTCGAGCATAGTTTAAAAACTGTTGCGGAGTGGGAGACATTATATCGCAAGCCTTTTTTAACTCGAGAGGAAAAGACCACTGCTGAGCTCTTTGACTATTTCTTATTAATGTGTCAAGAGGATATAAGCTACTCGGATTTAACGCCAGATGTAATTGAACAGGTTTCAATGTATCTGGAGGATAAACCAACAGCTACAGTTATCAATCCAGTGGAGAAACCAAGTAATAACGGAATGGTTATGACGTCAGAGGTTATATATGCTTATATGGCTAATGCGAGAGTTCCATTCGAATGTGATACTTGGAACATCCATAGACTCTTAACTCTTTTAGGCGTCATCGGTGAATTCAATGCACCTAAGAAGAAGAAGTCTACGAGTCAAATATTGGATGACTATGATCGTATTAACAATGAACGGCAAGAGAAGATTCGTAAGATGCGAGAGGAGCGTGAACGAAATGCGAATAAAGGTACAGACAATTAAGAAGAAAACTGGGTTGTCTACAATGGCTAAGAAAGCCGAAAACATGGATTCGGTTCGACATGCTCTACAATCTCGTGGACGGAGTGGATTGAGCCGGCTGATTTCTGCTACTCCTAAACGATCAGGGTCAACCGCTTCTTCTTGGGGTATGGAGGTTGAAAAATCTCAAAATGGTTTAAGTTTATACTATTCCAACTCTAAGAAGATTAAAGACGGTACCCCTCTTGTTGTACTTATTGTTAACGGCCACGGTACTGGTACTGGTGGATATGTTCCTGCTAATAACTTTGTTACTCCTATTGTAGATTCTATTGCAGATGAGATATTGAGGGAGGTGGAAAAAGTAATTGAGTAGACAAATAATTGAAGAACGTCTTATTAAGCTCGGTATTGATAATGAACAGTTCAAGACAGGTCTTAAAGAGTCCTTATCGTCTCTTGAAGACTTAGATAAATCCCTTGCAAAAGTTGATGGTAAATCTAGCTTTGCAAATACCGAGAAAGCCACTAAATCTCTAGGTCGCTCCCTTACCGAATTAATGGGCTCTGCCCCTAAACTAGGGGATATGTATATGGGCGCCTTTAATAAAATCGGATCTGCTGTTGGTAGTGCGACAGGAACCTTTAGTAAATTTGCATCTGGTGTCTTAAACTTTGTTTCTCCTATAACGTTAGGTGGTAAACAAGCATCTGAGGCTATTCAATCCATTGATACCTCAGTTCAACAGACCAGTGGTAAATTTAGCATGCTACAATCGGTAGCATCTATTGCCTTGGGTAATATTGCGGCTAATGCTACAATGGCCGGCTTGTCTATGGCAAAGAACTTTGCAGGTAAGATACTTCACACAATCGCTCCGCTTAAAGCCGGTTTCGGTCAGTTTGAAGACAAGGTTAACTCAGTAAACATGTTGGTTGCTGCATTAGGTAAATCTGAGATGGGTCACATTACTGGATCCCTTGACGAGTTGCAAAAGTATGCGGAAACAACCAAATACTCAGTTAAGCAAATGCATAACTCACTTGCTCAGTTCGTAAATGCCGGGGTGGGTCTAGATGATGCCACTACCGCTTTGAAAGGTTGGGGTAACCTGGCCGCTTCTGCTGGTGCAAGTACAGATGGATTTAACCGCTCACTCCAATTCGGGGTACAACAAGCATTGCAAATGGGTATGATGAATACTCAGAACTGGATGTCTGTTGAAAATGCCGGTATGGCAACTAAACGGTTTAAAGATATCTTGGTTGAAACTGCTAAGGCTTTAGGACAAAACGTTGACTTGTCTGAAGGATTCCGGGGGTCTCTTAAAGACGGCTGGTTGACTAATGAGGTCTTAATCAAATCCCTTGAACAACTTGCTAACGATGAAACTTTGAAGAAGATGGCTTCTGACTTCCATACCTTTGGTGAAGCGGCAGAGGCTGTTGCAGACCAAGTAACATCTGGCTGGGCTCGTGTATGGGAAACCTTATTTGGTCAAGCAGGTAGTGACGAACTTACTGCATTCTGGACTAAATGGGGTAATGCCGCCGCTAATGCTTTGAGTGCAACTGCTGACAAGGCTAATGAGTTTGCGAAAGCATTTGTGTCTTTAGGCGGACGAGACAAAATAATGGGCCTTATGGATTCGGTATTCGGATCTATTGGTGGTGTGTTTAAATCTATCGGTGGCGCTTTCACTCATGTATTTGGTGGAAACGTAAGTACTGTAGTTGGGCAAAAGCTAGTCGATATTATTGGAAAGCTTTCTGAAAAATTGAAACTAGGTACTGCTGAGCTTCATGCATTCCAACACATCTTTATCGCAGTCTTCCAAGGTCTTAAATGGATCGGTACTGAAGTAGGCGCTAAGATGAAGCTTATCGCGACGCTTATTCCAAATCATATGATCAAGGACTTCATTCTGATCGTTGGTATGATAGCGAAAGCTCTATGGACGACTATCCGTGCGTTCGAAGTATTTATTAGTAAACTAATAAACTTTAGCAAGATTGGTAAGGTCTTTAGTTTCGTAGGAAACGCTATTAATAAGTTCTGGGATGCAGTACATAATGGCTTAGCCAACTTCTCTGAGAAGTGGTCTGCTGCATTTGATAAACTTCCTGGTATTGTCGGGAAAGTTATGGACTGGTTCAAGAAGCTATGGGAAGTAATCAAGGTTCTTACACCGGCTATTGGACACCTTAAGCAAGAATTACACGGATTCTTCTCTAAGATTGCTAATCCGTTTAAGACTCTAGGCCATGCTCTTGGTGATAACGGTAAGAAATTCAATGAGTGGTCATTCTGGGTAGGTAATGCTGTACAGCGATTCCCTATCTTTGGTAAAGCTCTAGGTAAGTTCATTGTCGGATTCTCGCATTTCAATGATGCGACTGGTCGTATGGACTCTTGGGCTGGTCAGTTTGGTCATAAACTAAGAACCCACCTTTCAGGTTTCTACAACAGCTTACGCAACAACTACAGACGGACTATCACAAGTCATAGAACGTTCTGGAATAGCCTTAACGGGGCTATGGATCAAGTTCTTAATCGCCAGATTACAACCTGGAAGCAGTTCCGTGAAGCTGTTAAGTGGGAATATTTGATTCCACCTGGCATTCGTGACATGTTCAAGAACTTTAAGTTCTCTATGCCTGATATGTCAGGACTTAAGAAAGGTTTCGCAGCCTTTGCGTCTAATCCTTTTGGTGCAATCAAGAACGGCACCCAAGGACTTTCAAAATGGTTAGAAAACTCTACATTTTCTCTTAAGGCCTTTGGCGATATTGTTCGTAAGCACTGGCCTACTCTTGGAGAGTATGCTGATAAATTAGACAAAGTTAAATTCTCATTGTCTTTTCTTAAACCAGTCGTAGACAGTGTCGGTAAGGCATTTGAATGGTTTAATTCTAAGATCTCGAAGATTAGCTTTGGTAAGATTAACTTCGGTGGTGCTGGTAAAGTCTTTAGTGACGCCGGTAAAGCGCTTACTGCGAACTTCTCTGAAGGTATTGTTCCTGGTATCGTCAAATCCATTGACGGTTTCCGTAAGTGGGTCGGCGAGCTAGGCGCTGTTAAATCTATCTTTGGTGGCCTAGGATTAGGAGCAGGAGTCATCGGTGAAGCTTTCAATACCATTCGTAAAGAAATGGGTAAATCCAAGATTGACTTCAGTAACTTTAAGACAACCCTAGAAACATTTAAGGGCTGGTTCCATGGTTTCTGGCATGGTTTAGCTAATGTCGTATCAGGTGATACTTTCTCTAAAATTGGAGCAGGTATCAAGAACGGATTTAGTACGGCTATGAGCTGGATCTCTAGCACATTTGGGCCTTGGTTTAAAGGCTTCTTTTCTAGCCTACCATCTAGTGTACAACATACTTTAACTGGACTATGGGATCTTATTAAGCAATTCGCTTCATTAATCGGATCAAGCTTCAAAGACACCAATTTCTCATTTAAGAACTTTGGAGAGGTTGTCGATTCTGTAAGTAAGGGTGTTAAGAAAGCCCTTGAAGAGATTGGGAAAGTCCTTAAGAAGATCTGGGACGGCTTTAAAGATCTGTTTAAGGTTACCGGTGTATCTGCTGATGAACTTACAGAGGCTGACTTCGGAGATCGTAAGATGAAAGAAGCCGAAGCCGGAATGAACCGTTTGGGTGATAGTGTAGACCGTGTCCATGAAAAGAGTAAAGGTGTCTTTGCAAGCATTGGTGACATGGCCAAACTTCTTGGTGAGACATTCAGTGCTGTATTAGCACCATTCAACAAAGCAGATTCTGCGGCAGTTGGTAAGATCCTTACATTAGCCGCTGCTATTATCGTGCTTTGGAATACTCGTAAGAAGGTACTCGGCATTAAAGACATGTTCCGTGAATTCGGTAAAGGTATCTTTGAAGGGGCTAACTCCGTAACAGGATCTCTTACGAATATGTTTAAAGCTATTAGCGGACACTTTAAAGCCAAAGCCAAATTCCAAAACATTAAGTCTTTTGCATTAGCTATTGCAACTTTGACAGGTTCATTATTGGTACTATCAATGATTCCTGCGGATAAACTTCAACGGGGTGTCCTTGGACTGGTAGCAGTTCTTGGTGCATTTGAGGTATTCTACTTGTCACTTTCGATGACAACTAAGAAGTTTGATCCAAGCAAGGTGCAAAGCGCAAAAGATATGATGCTTGGGATGCTTGGTGTAGCAGGATCTATTCTTATGATCTCAGGCTCTGTTATGTTGCTAGGTCGTATGGATACCGAGTCTCTTAAGAAAGGTCTTCTTTCTGCCGGGGCTATCCTCGTGGCAATGGGTGGTTTGATGGCTATAATGGCTCATATGCAACGAAACGCTAAAGGGTTTGATGGTGGTTCTGCTAAAATCTCTATTGGTATTCTAACCTTTATTGGTCTAGCTTATTCAATTAAGAAAGTCGCTAAGGTAGTCAAAGATATCGGTACTTTGGATGCAGATTCTCTTAAGAAAGGCCTTGCCTCTATAGGAGTTATCATGGTAGGTATAATGGGGGTTCTTTATATGGCGAAGAACCTTAAGGATGTTAAGACTTCATCAGTTCTTACATTCATTACCATGGCCAAAGCCGTTGCAGGGATCTCCAAAGCGGTAAGTGAACTTGGGTCTCTTGATACCGAGGTTCTTAAGAAAGGCGGAGCAGCAGTTACTATCATGCTTGCTGTTATCGGCGGTATTGCATTAGCGTTTAGCAAACTAGATAACACTAAACAATCCTTTACTAAGAATGCTCTTGTTATGTTCGGTGGTATTGCCGGAATGCTGTATATGATGCGTAGCTTAGCGCAGAATATTGGCTCTATGAAGAACCCGGATGCTATCGTTCAAGCTCTTGGTGCTATGGCAGTGGTTACAGCAGCCTTTGGTGCTCTAGCTATGGTTCTTCAAAAGAATAACATTGCAGATAAAGGAATAAATGAAGGTATCAAGAACCTAGCAGTACTTTCTGGTTCTGTCTTAGTCGCTTCTGCTGGTCTTCTTCTTCTAAGTAAGATGGAGGGTAGCTTCCTTAAAACTGTTGGTGCCTGTCTTGCCCTTGTTGGTGTTGTTTATGCCTTTGTTAAAATCGGACAAGCCGCTCAGAATATCAAGAAAGAAGGTATTATCGGCCTTGCTGCAACTGTCGGAGCATTGATGGTTTCTGTATATTCTCTGAAAGAGTTAACTACGATACCTGTAGATCATATTTTAACTCAAGCACTTGTTTTAGTCGGAGTTGTTGGTGCAATCGCCACTATAGGTGGGTTACTTGGTAAGGTTGGAGGCTTTGAAGCTATCGCAGGACTTACCGCACTTGGTACATCTCTTCTTATGATTGGGGGTGCTATTGGTATTGCGTCTGCTGGTATCGGCTACTTCTTACAAGGTATCGCTTCTGTTATAGACGCTATTACTCGACTTATTGACACCGTATCAAGACTTGGTAAAGAGGGTGGTGAAAACTTCCGTAAGTTCTTTGCCGAGGCATCTAAGTCATCTGGTGATATCGCTGAAGTTGTCGCTGGTATGGCAGAAGGTATGGTTGTTGGTATGGTCCGCGGTATTAGCAGTAATATCGGTAAGTTTATTGAAATCGGTGTTGAACTAATTAAAGGCATTATCATTGGTCTAGGTCAAGCGGCTGGTGATATCGCTAATGCACTTATTGAGATCGTAGCGAATGCTGTTGAAGGACTGATTAATCGAATTCCACAATTTGTTATTAATATCACGGATGCCTTACTACGGGGTATTCAACAGATTGCCCAATGGTTCCGCAATAACCGTAATGTTATTGCCGTAGCGATCCTTGAGATGTTCGAAGCAATGTCCGAGGTTATCATTGAAGCGGTTTCATCTCTTATCGGTATGATCTTGGATCTTCTAAGTAACATTCCTTTGATTGGCGGTATGTTTGAAAACGCCAAGAAGGGTATGGAAGACATGGTCGAGGGTTGGCTAAATATGCAACGTAAGGCCGTGGATAGCGCTAAGAAGTATGCTGAGATTGTTACTACCGAAGGTATTACCAAAGCCATTGAAACAATGGATAAACTTGGTCCTGCTGAGATGGCGGCCGCTATGCGATTCGCTGGCAACGCTAAAGACGGGTTAGAATACTTCAAGATTATCTGTTCGCAACTTGGTATTCAAGGAGCAGATGAGTTCATTAACGGCCTTAAGAATAAGACTATTGATGCCACTGCCGCCGGTCAGCTCTTTGCTAAGATGGTTGAGATGGGTATGTCTGAAGCTCAGGTCAAACAAATCGCTGAGAAAGCGGGTTATGACTACGCTAATGGTGTACTTACAGCTAAGCCTGAAGTTAAGACTAACGCTGATGATATCAAGAAAACCCTTGAACAAGGACTTGGTGGTGACGGAAGCTTCGACTTAGGTTTGCTGAATAATGCGTTTAACATGCTCAACGGACACCTAGGCGGTAAGCTCGACGTAACTAAGGCGATGGCCGCTCTTAAATCTGGTGAAATCCCACAAGAGATGATCCAGAAAATGGCGGAGGGCGATTTCTCAGGCCTATCTATGGAACAAATGCAACAATATTTGTCTGGATTTGATGGGGCCGCTGGATCTGCAGGTAAGAGAGCTGAAGAAGTTAAAGCCGCTGTAGAAGTAGGTCTTTCTGGAAATGGTAATTTTGATGTCAGTCTTGTAACGCAAGCCTTTACTAACTTAGATACATATTTAGGCGGACGCTTGGACGTTACTTTAGCACTTGCTGCACTTAAAACCGGTAACATTCCACCTGCGATGCTTGCGGAGTTAGCTAAGGGTGACTTCTCTTCAGTTGCTCAAATGCATATGGATAACTTCATGAAGCCTGTTGAAGCGGCTCCTCCTAGAGTAGAAGACAACATTGGTAAGATCAAAGCGTCTGCTTTAACTGCAACCGATAATATGTACAAGGAGACTAATTCTAAGATCCAAGTTAGCCAAGAAGAAGCTAACCGTTTGATCTCAGACTGGTCTAAAGGTAAACAGCTTACCGAGGACGAGATGCAAAAACTAGCTACTATCATTGATAACTCTCGTGGTAAAGCTGAGGGGGCCGCTAAGAATGTTGCTAGTAGCGCTAATAAAGGCTTGGAAACCGTTGATGGTACTCCTGCTGGTCAAAAAGCGGGGGATACGTTCGGTACGGGTATCGAATCTAGAAATAGATTGGCCAGAGATAAGGCCTCCGGTCTTGCTTCAGTTGCTGGAGAAAATATGAAGTTTGATGCGTCTGGATCAGGGGCTGCTATTGCTGAATCTTTTGCTTCAGGTATCGTAAGTGGTCGAGCTACTACCGCTGTATTGGGTGCGGCTGCTCAGCTTGTTGGATTGGCTAAAGCGCACTTACCACATTCACCAGCTAAGATGGGTCCTTTCTCAGGAGAAGGTTGGCGTAAGGTTAAGAGCTCAGGTATTGCTATTGCAAAAGAGTTCGCGTCAGGACTTGGGTCTACAGCTTCGTTTGATGCTGTTTCAAAGAGTATGTCTAGTATGCAACAAACAATCAAAGACGCCCTTGGCGAAACATCGGAATACCTTGACGATAACATGGAGCTTTCTCCTGTAATCACTCCTGTATTGGATATGTCTAATATTGATGGCTACACATGGAATGGGGCTGGTTATCTTGGACTCACTGGTTCAAATATTAATTATTCGTCGCTTAATCCTACAAGCCGTAGTATTGCTTCTAATCGTTATTCTATTGATGAAGTGGTACGGGGATTGAATAATGTAGATCAGAAATTGGCGACTCTTACTGAGAACTCGGCTATTGGGAATGACCTCCTTGCTCAAGGACAAGTCAACCCAATTTACTTGGATAAAGATCTTGTAAACCGTGCATTGGCGCCAGGAATGGCAGATGCGCAACGGACTTACAGTGATCGATTAAATATGTTAGATGGAGTGTTACCACGATTATGAGAGATGAATCATACTTCTCTATAATCTTTGGTGAAGGAACTGATGCTGTTGATATCGGTAAACTCCTCGATGCTGTAACTAAAGTTGAACGTAATGCTGGTGCTGGTCAGGAACACACGTATTCTGCCGGCACTGGCCGTTTTGGTAAGACATGGGTTTCTGGTAGAAGAAGCTCTTATGATATTACCATTGAAGGACAAAAGACAGGGAGCCCTGCTGAGTTATTATCGCTTCGTACGAAACTGGCTCGGGCTCTTGATTGTCCTGATGGACCAAAGAAATTACAGTTTGATGACCAGGATGGTAAGTATTACCTTGCTGTTACATCAGGTCAACCTAAGTTCACTGAGGATTTACAAAAGAGTCAGGCTACGGTGTCTATTTCGTTTGAAGTTCCGGATGGTTTATTACATTCCGAGCTTACAAAGGTATTGACATCGAAAACCAACTCTCCAGATATTGGTTCTCTTACTAAAGAGGGGAATATTGTCAAAATGACTTTAAATAATGCAGGAAGTGCACCAGCATATCCTCGCATTAGAATTAAGAACGCTGGAACTAACGGTTGGATTGGTATTGTTAATAAAAACGGTGTGATGGAAATTGGCACAAGCTCCGCAGGAAGAGATGGTGCTGTAACTGCTTCCGGATCTTATGACCAATCGCAACTATTACTTAACTTAACACCAAACGACTCTGCTGGATGGCGTAAAGGCGTGAACATTGGTGGAAAACTTAGCTCACAATCTCCTTTAACTGTAGCTAGTCACGCTGAGATCAGCGACCTAACACTTGACTGGGCGCCAAGAGATGAGGGTAGTGTTGGTTATCCTTGTCCTGGATTACACTGGACTCGTTCTGGGTCTAAGGGTATCGGTCAAGACTGGGGATGTGCTGTATATGAGTATACTCTACCTGCGGATAAGAACAACGTTAAAGGTGCTAAGAACTTCCGCTGTGATTTTAACCTGAAACTTTGGGCATCTAAGATTGGTCAAACTGGTCTATTAGCGGTTATGTTCATGGACGATAATGACCGACTTATTTGTGCTTACAGTTTGGATAAATACACAACTGATAGTGATAAGGTAGTTCAGGTCTTTACTACTACTGATATTCATAAGTTGCCTCGTGAAGAGAATGAATTCGGATCCAATAACAACGAGCCAGGTCAACAACGACCAAACCCTGCTTTCAATAGCAGAACCGGTAATGCTTATGTTATTAAGGACGGTCCGAAGTTCACATATGGCTATAACGGTATTCCTAAGACTATCGTTGATGCTACCAAAGAGAACTTAGAATGTACTAAGATCTGGGTTCTTTATGGTAGAGCACGGAGCGAGAGACCAGGTATCGGTCATTTGGATACGCTATGCGTGCAATCACTTAAGTTCCAGAAGACCAACGTTCAACGTTATGACCTGGTTCCTAACAAGTATAACGCTGGTAGTGAACTTATTGTCGATATGTATGAGGGTAAAATCTCATATATTGCTGATCCAGAGGCATCTAGCCAAGGGGTCGGTGCTGAAGGAGATCTAGCAAATGGATCTCGATACTTTGCAATCCCTCCAGGGGAGTCACAACTTGAAATTCATTCTTCTGGCTTTGTTACAACAGCCCCTGAAGTTATTGTAGAGTGGGAAGAAGCATGGCTATAAGAAAGGAGGCCGAAACTTCAAAATGAATGTAAAACCTGCATGGCAGTTAGCAGTTCATGATAACGCAATGAATATTGTTGACCATATTAACAACGATGTTCCGGGTTCTCTGAAATATTATGATGAAGAGTTCCATCAATACTGCGGTAAGGGTTCGGCTACCTTTACTTTTACTGTCGATAAATATTCAAATGGTGTTCTAAATGAACGTATAGCCAACCTAACTACAGAGTCTTATATCTCCTTCCATGAAGATGATATTGACTATGTGTTCAATGTAATGACTCGTAGGGAAACAGACTATACTATTACTTTGGAATGCGTTACAACTAACTTAGAGTTACTTAATGAGAAGGTTGTTGCTTATGAGAGCAAGGATGCTAAGTCATTCTTAGAATACATCGAAGCTATGCAACTCTTTAAATTTACTCGTATTGAATTGGG